TCAAAAGAATAAGGTGGGGATATACCCCACCTATATTAATACCCGTAAGGGTCTGTATTGTTTTTGTCTTTATCATTTTCAGTTAATAAACGATAGCCTGCACCTTTGTATTTACGTTTAGCTTTAGGAAAAGACCATTCATGTTTATTACTCGTATAATGTGACCAACCTAGAGCATCATAGAGGTGACTTGGGTTCAAGTCAAAATTAGTATAACCCTCTAGTATCGTATGGAAGTAGCTAGATGAAGGTGGTAATATGTCCTTATTGTTATTCATCTTATAAGTCATAATATTATTGATCTTAATCTTGCCATAAAGAGTTGGATAGCCTTCATAAAAATCTAAAGCCTTCTCACAATCTTTAGTAATCTCCCACAGACCTACGGGAAGTAAATCCTCTTTATCGTAGGTTGGCACAATGTCAGCAACATGTCTAAATACCAATTTCCATTTTGGTATATACATAGAGCCCAGATGTTTTGCATCTGGACATCTACTAGACATGTTAGCCATGTTCAAGTTAGAACCATAAGCCATATATAACTTAGTCATGTTCTTAGTTGAACTCCTTGATTAACTTAGAAACCTCCCTACGTCTAATGTTTTCGTAGGCTCGTAAGTCTTTCTTAGGCATTGGCACATCAGCATACCCGTAAATAAACTCTTCTTTTAATTTACGCATATTGCGTCTGTCTTTTTTATTCATATCTTTAACGTACATAACGTACTCCTTTCTGTTAATTAAAATATACATTATAAATACATGACCAGAATATATATGTCAAGTATATTTATTAAAAAAAATATATTTTTATATATTATTGGAAAAACGGCTTGTTTTAAAGGGCTACACGGGGGTGTAAAGAAACCCCCGTGTATGTTTGTACCCCCCTAATATGTATTATTCGGGCATTTCCCATCTATAAAAGATATGAGCATTAATCCTCACAGTTTGTGTGAAAGCATCTTTCCAATATGGCTGGACGTAATGAGCATGGTAATGAGTAGAACCATCTGTTACATCAATGCTCACATGATTGTTGATAATTGCATAAGACAATTCTTCAGCCCAGCGATATGCCTGCTGGTCGGATATATGTTCGGGTTTACCATCACAGTAAAAGCTGAACGCACATTTATTACGAACAATTTTTCGGCTATCCCAAGAATATCGAAGTCCATCAGTAACTACCTCACAGACAGTATCTGGAAACCGATAGTCCGAAACCCGATTCATAATAACTTGCCCGACGGCTAATTGCCCGACAGTAGACTCCGACCTTGCTTCAAAGTATATGGCATGAGCCATACACATTAAAGCAGTTGCAGTTTCCAACATCATTTGACCATCTTATTTTTTACATAGACGATACGTCTAGCTTGACTAATTGTAATGTCAAAATGGTCAGCCAAGTCCTGCAACCCGAACTTTTTATCGACATTCATTTTTTTATGAACCCCCGATTCTTCAGTATGTTTAAACTTGCCTTTGTTATCTTCCCAATACTTTTGCACAGCAAAGATAAAAGATTCATGAAATTTAGTCATTAAGCAGTACTCCTTTTATCTTCAAAGGGTTTGCTTTGTTCTTTTATTGTATTGCAATAATCCAAACAATCATTCCAAACACCGATCCATTGGCTATCAGTAACACCATAAGACATAAGAGCCTTTTTCATAACCCTAGTCGCAGTATCTGTCCACACAAGAGCATTGACCATAGCATACTTCCATGCACCGATTTCTCTTTCCAATGTGTCGTTTTCAACACTTTGATTGACACCGAGTAAATGTCCGAGTTCATGGAGTGCTGATACATAATAGCCCGTATTCTTTGTTGGACGAATACAAATTGTTCTATTGTTTTGATTAGCATAATATCGTGGCACCTCCTCACTTAGTGATTGATAACGAACCCTAACATCATGCTTTGCACATAACTCTTGTACATGCAAAGCCATATCAATACGTTTTACTAGTTCTTTTTTCATAATTAACCTCGCTTTCTCTTAATTAATATTAGTGTGAGTGACCTGTAAATTATATAGAATATGACTTCGGGCAAAACTACTTTAATCATATATAAGATTGTGTAATTGGGTCAGACCCCACAGAGGGCAATCATAATATACGACATTTACAGTTAGGATACACTCACTTACCCAGAAAGGTATTTTTTTGCCTCCCTCATTCATTAAAACTCTAAAAATGTAAGACTAAACACGGGCAATAAGGCGACGCTTCCCTCCAACATATACCCCCTAAAGATCATCAGATGTCGTGTCTCTGCTAGTACATACGATCATAGCCGACTAGAACAACTCCCGTCCATTAGCTTAGTGTCGGACACTACCAAATCACTCGTATATGTCATCTGTTTAGTCTTACCCTTTAATATTATAGGAACAATACTACCTAGTCAATACATTTTTATTTTTTTTTATTTTCATGTCTGTAAACAAAGGAGCATCACCTAAAATTCTATTTGTACCTATGTTTAAATAATCTTCATTTAACTCAATTAATGTTGCGTTACGACCTAATCTGTCTGCAACTAATCCTGTCGTACCCGAACCACCGAATGGGTCAAGAACATGACCATCTTCTGGACACCCTGCTAATACACAAGGTTCAATCAACTCAGTAGGATAAACAGCAAAATGAGCTTCTTTAAATGGTTTTGGTGATACTGTCCAAACCGATCTTTTGTTCTTAGTTTCGTAAGAGCTTTCTAATCCACTATGGGGTACTAATCCCGTACCCTCATTGTGATACTTGCCATTTGTCCTGTCTCTTGTACCCCAATCACCTATTACCTCTTCTTTTATGGCATCATTGTCATAGTAATAGTTTTTGTTTTTTGATAGCAGGAATATATACTCATGTGACTTTGTACATCTATCTTTAACGCTTTCAGGCATAGGGTTTGGTTTGTGCCATATAATATCTTGGCGTAAATACCAACCATCTTCCTGAAGTCCAAACGCTACACGCCAAGGAATACCAACCAAATCTTTTTGTTTTAAACCTTTAACAACTGGTGGTCTGGTTACGCCATACTCTTTATCACCTCTTACAGTCTGGTTTGTTGTTGAAGTACGACCACCACTGGAGTAACTGTCACCTAGATTCAACCACACAGTACCATCATCTCGAAGCACCCTGCGAATCTCCCTGAAAATCCGAACAAGAGTTCGGACATATTCTGCTGGAGATTCTTCCAGACCAACTTGTAAATCTTCTCTTACTGCACCACATCTCTTACAAGTTTTTTTGTAAATAGAGTCTGCTATACCACCATATTTTACAGATTTTTTATGTCCTGTTTGAGTGCTTTTTGATTGATGACTCTCTCTAAAATGAGAACAATTTGGATCTCCACCAACCCATGTACCAGTTTGATAATCTCTTAATCCCCAGTATGGTGGTGAAGTAACCACAGTATTAAAATGTTTTTCAGGTAAAGTTTTTAATACTTCCCTGCAATCTCCTGTTAAATATTCTACTGTCACGAATGTAATCTCCCCTTTTCTCTCAATCTTTTTTTTATTATGATTTCTTTTTTATCCAGTTCTTTTAACTGCCTATCGCATGAACCACAGCTAACATCTGTTCTGTCTTTGTAGACCCGACCTCTGGTTTGTTTACCACACCAATCGCAATCTATGTGCTTTTCGTAGTACCTCCAGTAAGCATCTGTCATACATTATCCCTCGCTGTTGTTGCTTCATACTCACCTCTACTCATTACACCTGACATAGTTCCAAGCCATTTACGACCACCTGACGTAGTAAAACTGTACTTGTTAATCCTGCCTTCAATAATTAATTCACGAACAATGCCATCAACCACACGTTGAGATAAGTTATGTAACGCTTGAGGGGAGTCGGCATCACTCATTCTATTCAAGACACCATCAGCAGTGCCTTGTTGACATAATGCTCTACCTTCTCTTTCACACCTAGCTATCCATTCATACAAAGATGTTTTTCTTACATCTCTGTTTGTTCCCATGTTCAACTGTTCTATCTCATCAGTGCGATCTACCAGCAGTCCAGTGTAAGTATCCCGAACAAATCTTCGGATTGTACGATTTGCAGGACCATTTGACTTAACAACTGCACCATCAAAACATCTGTTTCTTTGATACTCTATGTTTAATTCCTTACACTGGCGTTTCGCTGTTTTCTCGTCTAACTGCCATAATGCAAAGGCACACCGAACCCCGTCAACCAAAGCTGACGTACCACGAATAAGGTTACGAGCTTGTTCTGGTGTGGATATGACAGCATCATCTTTTACCTTTGTCATGTGGTGACACATCATCACTGACGCACCAGTTTCTGACCCGATTTGTGACAACAATCCAGTAAGTGCTGCTCCTGCAGCAGGGTCTGCATTGACATCTGCGTGGACAAAAGAAGCCAGTGGATCAAATATAATTAGTTTCAGGTTGTTAATCTGTAATATTTGTTCGTATATACGCTCAAACTCCTGTGAAGTTGTGTACTCTCCATGTATGTTCTGCATGATTGGAAACACACCACCAAAGTTTGGTAACGATACAACTCTCAACTCATGCTCATAGTAAAATCTTTTACCATCAGGATCAAGACGTTCAATACGTCTGTGCATCTCACCTTCATCATCTTCTGCTGTGAAGATAACCACATTACCAAACTCTTGTACCTTACCTCCAAAGGCATTTTGTCCGTCTAGTCCAGATGCTACCTTCATACCCAAGTCTAATGTAAGCATACCTTTTCCTGCATCTCCAGAGGCACTTAATATGATTGGCACATTAAGAGGAAACGTAGCATCAACTAGGAACTTTTGTTCAGGTGCTGTGCCAGTAAACCTTGATACCAGTAGGCTTTCGTCCAGTAGATTTATGTTTTGCTTGGTATTTTTACTGGTTGTATTAAGAAAAGTATTAATATCAAAGTTCTCAGATATTGCATCTGCCGCATCCCACCCCTCTGGTTTACCTCTGGGTGGTGTCAACATAGTTACAGACCTTGCACCAGCATTAAGTGATAGTTCTTGCACCAGCTCAGCAACTCTTCTACCAGCAGTGTCATTATCCTGCCATAATATAACTTCTTTGCCTTGCAAGGGAGAGAAGTCATACTGTGACGCTGACTTCTTTGTAAGCATGCCAGCACCTCCCATTGTACAAGTAGCTGTGTGTCCTATGTTGTTCAAAGCATCTGCACACTTCTCACCTTCTACCCATATAACTTTATCTGAAGCTAAAATGTTCGGGATATTATACAATGGTCTGACATCAGGCATACGAGGATATGGGTGGTCGCCAGTGAACTGCCTGAACTCTTTCTTTGCTTTACCATGTGAGTCTAATACAGGATTGCCAGCACCATCACGAACAAGATACTTCCTGACTAAACAGATTGTGTTACCATCTGAATTTAAGTATTTATACTCAGAATCATAAGGTGTCTGGTGATTTATCTGTGGTTTTACTGGATTCGCTGGAGGATCTTCCCGAACAAAACTTCGGGTTTCATCTATGTAGTCTGCGAACATATCTTTGATTTCAGGCAGTCGCAACCCTTGACCTTCCATCAATATCTTAACGATACCTCCGATACCGACACCACCATTAAAATCCTGACCTTTCATAAAGTATGGACTGCGTGGATTAATGTCTATTTTCAATGACTTACCCGATTCGCCATGTAATGACCCGATAGAGAACTCATCTCCACGAGTTGTACCCTGTGGAAATGTCCTCTTCAAAACATCTATTTGCACTTGTCTTGGAACTTTCTCGCTTATTAATTGTACCAGTTCCTTTGCTGACATATTACTTTTATTACTGTTAAATGGTAATACTCTCATTCCCTAACTCCCAACATTTTTTTCTAAACTCGCATCTTTTACACGCAAAGTAATCTGAATTAACAGCTATGCGTGGTAGTATTTCATTATGTTCTACAGCTTTTAAAATGTCTACAGCCTTATCGCTAACTTGCTGTGCTAACATTTTATTGAACGGAACCAACTCAAAATATATATCGCATGTATTTTTATTAACTACTGTAAATAAAGCAGGATTACTTAAATCCATATATGCTTGATACAGAGCTATTTGAGCTGCATAAATAGGGTTTACCTCACTGACCCCTTTCCGAACAAATTCATTAAAACTTTTGTCATTTGCTGATTTACATTCCCACAGTGCAGGATACTCCATATCAACAGACCCACCACAAATTACACCATCTATGTGACCTTTAATCTTATCATCAGCTATAGAGAACCCATATTGCTTACCATTTTTATCAGAACTTTTTAAATCAAATCCTGCATTGTATAACCAACCATGAGCCATATCTTCAATCACATGACCAAATTCAAAGATACGCAATACCTTTGAACTAAATTGATTTTTAGCATCAGGTTCTACACCCATGTAACGATATTGTATTTTTCTCGAACACGGATCACCTAAAGATGAAGCACCCAAATATTTTCTCTTTTCTTTTTTATTGTTTTGTTCTTGGATACTGTCATCAATAACATTTAATATCTTATCACAAACATCATTTGTTTTGGTATTCGAGCCAGATGTCTGCCAAATAAGTTTCGTTAAACTCATGTTCTAAATCCCCTATCTCTTCTTTACAAAGCATTATTAAAACTAAAATCTTTTCTTCGTCTAGTTCGGACAATCTTGTGTTCCAACCAAACTTTCCAAATAACCAACCTATTGACTTTAATGAATTGTCGGATCGTTTTGATTGAACATTGCTTGATACTTCCACCGATCTTCCTCCCTTCCTTTAAAAAATGAAAAAGTAAATAATTCATCTCCTCTGTAAAATGCTACAGCCAATCCTGAATTTATATCTTCTTTCATTCTATCTAATATTTCATCAACAGAATCGGACACACTTGAACAAAAGTAATCATCAAAATCATCTGGATCTAAATTGTTAGGAAAAATAACAGTTGTATAAAAATTAACATTCTTATCTCCCTGCTCTGTTTTTACTAACATTCTTACTTCTACTAATGGTGTCATATCTGCCCATATTCCTCTATTAATTTTTTTAGGTACCATTTTGCTTTACTTAAATCCTCTACTCCGTTTTTATGTCTATATCTCCAAATGTATTTTATTATATTACCTTGAAGGTAATATTGATAGCCTTCGCCCGTTGCTGAACGAATAGCATCAATACATTCAATCTCATCTTTAGTATAATGTGGTGGGTGGTTTACGTTATCTTTTTTCATGTTTCTCCCTAACATTACTAACCATATCGTCCACTCTACCCTTATTCCACAAATAATTCAAATAACATGCTGCTTTATACTTTGTCCAAGAGAAATCAAAACCTGATACTACAACACCATTACGTCCTAACATCTCTCTTTGCTTGTCACTCATTCTTTCATTCAACCATCTACGACCTTTCTCAGCACTGTTACCATCTTCAATCTCTCTAAGAAAGTCATCAGCAGACGCAATAGCTTGTTTTCTTGTGCCAATACTAATCATTCTAATCTTGCCACCAGAACGCTTTATAAGACCACATGACAAATCACCTACATCTATGACCATTGCAAAACCATTGAACCCTGTCGCTGCGACACATTTACCCGTACCAAATATATCCAACCAACGAAAAGGAGATCTATCAATGAGATCAATCTCTGTCATGGTAAATTCTTCTAATTGTGAATTATCATTCTTTCCAAATTCAAAACCACACATAGGACATTCTCTAACACCTAAAGGCACTACTGAATTACACTCTGGACAAACCTTCTCAGGTGCATCACCTTGTAACTCTGACTGCGAACCCTCTAAGTTTACTTCTTCTTCAAGTGAGCCATGCGTTAAAACAGATGTACCAAAGTCAAGAACAACACAATCTGTCTTGACAATATCTGGATACTCATTCTGGTCTATGGTTCGCAAACCACGACCAATCATCTGAACCATTGTTGATTTATAAGAACAAGGACGGGTTAGAACAATACAGGATACAGGAGGTGAGTCAAACCCCTCTGTTAATACAGATACGTTGACTACGACCTGTGTATCCCCACTCGACAAATCCTCCAAAATCTCTCTTCTCTCAGTTTTGTCTGTGTTCCCTGTAACTATCTTTGCATTGATACCTTCTTCTACAAATTCCTGACATAAATCTTCTGCATGTGCGACTGTAGAACAAAACACTACAGTCTTTCTATCATTGGCTTTATCTAACCATTCGCTTACAACTCTTTGATTGATAGCTCGCTTGTTCATAATACGAGCTACTTGATCCATATCGAAATCAACCACTGTTTTCCGAACATTCTCAAGTTCAGAACGTACACCCACGTCAATGACGTAGGTTTTTGGGGAGACAAGAAAACCCTCACGAATAAGGGTTGATATTTCAATCTGATGTGAGCAATTGGTAAAGACTTCACGCAAACCTTTCTTATCCCCACGATTAGGCGTAGCAGTGAACCCAACAATTTCAACCTTGTCATTAATTTGTTTAGCATGATTAATTATCCGAGTGTAAGTGTCGGCTACCACATGGTGGCTTTCATCAACAACCAACATGTCCATAGCTTTCATGTTATCTAAATTGTTCGGTCTGGATAATGTCTGCACCATAGAAAATACAGCATCTCCATTCCAATCTTTTTCTTCAGCGTTAACAATGCTGGTCAATATATTGGGGTTTATGCGTTTAAACTTATCCATATTTTGATTAACCAGCTCATCTCTGTGCTGCAGAACCAGAACATTTCTTCGGGTTTGACAGCGTTTGCCTATCAAAGCAGAAAGCATTATTGTTTTGCCTGCACCCGTTGGTGCAACAACAACAGTATTGCCATGCTTATCCAAAGCATCTATAGCCGAATTAACAGCAATCTCTTGATATGGTCTTAAAAGCATAATGCCTCCTTTCTTTTAATTAAATTAGTTACCTCACCCTAACGCAACGCACACCAACTGTCCTGAACGCACCTCTCCTCTACAGCCTAAACATAACTAACAGCACCTCTCCCCAAGATAACAGAACTCAACTGCCTTAACCGATCTTACCTCACCCAAGCATAGATGACCCAAACACAACTGCCGTAACACAACTTAACACACCTCGCCTGAAACCAACGCACCTAAAATCGCCTGAACATAACTCAACTGCCTGAACTTATCGCACCCCTACATAGAATATCGCACCTCACCCCAACTGCCATACCGAAACGCAAAGTAACTCAACGCAACTCTCCTCACCTCAACCATAACTGCCTAAACGGATCGCACCACAACGCACCCCTCCCAAC